GTTTTTCAGGCCGAAGGTGATACCGGCTTTACCGCCGCTTGCGAGGTCGTCATGATTGAAGCCCATAATTACGAGCGTCAGGGTCTCGCTTCCGACCGTGATGTCCTTCGTATCGCCGACAGACCAAAGCTGAGAAGCCTTGCCCGCAGCAGACGCCTTAGCAATTTGCGCCCACGTGTTCTTAGAGAGCACGCTGTTGAAGAACAGACACTCGACGGAGTAGGTCTGCCCGGAGGTCGTGATTGCCACGCTCACGGGGTCGGTCGTCTCTCCGCTCTTTGTAGCGGTAACGGTATAGGTACCGGACGCGGTAATCGTCAGGGAGAGCACACCGCTCGTAGGCACGGTGCCGGAGAAGGTCTTCGTGCCGTTCGTGGCGGTAACGGTAGCGCCGGAGTCTGAGGTTACTTTCAGTGTAGCGGAGAAGTAGGAGAGCGAGATTTTATACTGCTTCACATTGTCCACGACAACGCTCTCAGTCGCGGTCTGCCCGTCCTTTGTAGCCGTCACGACCCATGTACCGTACCCCGTCAGGTTGAATGTCACGGTACCAGTGCTCGTAGCGGTCAAGGTCTTAGAGCCGCATTTGCAGGTGACGGAGCTGCCGCTCGGAATTGTGGCGATAATCTGAGGCGGTATGCCGACCGTACCGAGCTGAGATTCGGGAATCTTGCCGTCGCTTCCCAGAGTAGCTACACCGCCTGCCGCGCCTTTCTGTGAGGTAGGGATATAGCCGAGGGCGGGAATCTGTGCGACCGGGACCTTCTTATTCGCGTCAAGGGACGCAACGCCGTTCGCTGCGGCCTTCTGCGAAGTAGGAATATAGTCGAGCGAAGGAAGCTGTCCTGAAGGGACCTTGCCGTCAGAGCCCAGACTCGCAACGCCTCCCGCGGTACCCTTTTGAGAAGTGGGGATATAGTCCATAGCAGGAAGCTGCCCGGAAGGGACTTTGCCGTCAGAGCCGAGGCTTGCGACGCCGCCTGCCGCGCCTTTCTGCGAGGTAGGGATAAAGGACAGACTCGGAAGCTGACTCTCTTTCAGCTTGCCGGACTTGTCGAGGTCCGCCTTGTCCTTGAGCGCGGCGTCGATTTTATCCGCGTTCTCGTTGAGGTCTGCAATGTCCGCGAAGTCTTCCGGCGCCGGCTTTTTCAGTTTGTAGTTTTCTGTGTAGGTAGCCATTAAGTAAGTACCTCCTCTTTCAAGTCTTTCCACGTGAGTGGCTTGACCTCGCTCCACTTATAGGGCTTGACCTTAGCCCACGTGTTATAAAGAAGCTCTACCGTAAAGACCATGTTGTACGGCAGAATGCGCTCGAGCGTCTCGGAGATAATCGTCTCCTGCTTCTTAACGCCAAGCGCGACTTTCACATTGACGGTAAAGGTCGCCGTCGTGATAGTCAAAATATAGCCTCCTGCTCCGCAGAGAGACTCAAGCAGAGCGGCGAGGCTTTTCCTTGTGTAGGGAATGTTTTCGTTGTACCGGCTGAGCAGCCGGAGCTTGCGGTCGTCAAGAGTATCGGTCGCGAAGGGCGTGATGCCCAGCATTTTCTCCCGGCGGGCTACGCCATTCTCGGTAGCCTCAGAGATAAACTGGTCGTTCATGCAGTCCTCGCAGGCGTCCCAGATAGCTTGTACCTCCGGGGTCTCCGCCTCCATAATTGCCCGCATTTCCTGCACGTCTTTCAGTACGTCGGGAAGATACTCTTTGAGGTCGATGGTCCTGATGTTGTTGAAGTTACGCATTTGTGAACGACCCCCTCACCGCGACCGCGTCCTTATCGAGCGTGAGATTTCCCGCCTGACCGTTCAGGGTCGTGCCGGAAATATCGACGATACCGGCAAGCGCAAGGAGCCTCGACTCGATTTGCGATACGCGGACAATCAGCCCGGCCTCTTTGCTCCACGTCGAATTGAGCTCGAGATAGTAGGCGTCGAGAGCGCTCTGAATGTACGGGAGGCACTCGGTCAAGTTCCAGCCCGAGGCGAAAGTCAGGGTTGTAGAGATATTGACCGTAGTACCTGCCGCGCCGACAACCGTAACCTCATGGTCGATAGGGGCAAGGCCGATACCGTCGCCGCTGTTCTGCGTCGGGTCGATGGCCGTCTGCACGGTATTGATAAGGGTATCGGAAGGTGGCTGGTAGTCGCTTCCCGTGATAACGAGCTTGACCGTTCCGGGACCTTTCCACGCACGGTAGGGCTTACACCCGCCGACGCCGGGCAGCGCCTCGGTGACTTCGATATACTGCCCGCGATTGAAGCCGTAGGACTGATTCTCAAAGCTGTTGAGGTAGCGCAGTCTCAGGGTCTCAGTCGCTTCTTCGTCTTCACCGTTGATAACGATACTCGTCAGCTCCGCGGTTGCGAGCCCCTCGATATACTCGATAGGGATAAGCTGGCCGGTGTAGCCGTTCGGGTCCGCGCCGGCGGTCTCGCAGGTAAGATAATACTTGAGAGACTCAATTTTCTCGGTCACGACCCAGTTGTATTTATCGCAGGAGAAGCGAGTGCCGATAGGGATGTCCATACTGAACTCGCCGATACCCACGGCGCAGGTTGCCGGCAGAGGCGTGATACCGCGCTCTGCGCAGCGCATGATAAGGTAGTCTCTGCTCGCGGTGTCGGCGAAGGTCTCATTGAGTACGGTATCGAGGGCGACATAAATCATGGCGCTCTCAAGGGAGTTCGGCGCAAGCGCGTCGAAAATAATCGAGCCCTCGCGCTTATCAAGGCTTGACGCTACGCGGGCGAGCTTCTCTTGAAGAATCGCCTCATAGGTTTTATCCTCATACATCGGTTTCCACCTCCAAATCGCCGAAAATGCTATGCACGGTAAAGGTGACGTGCACGGTCTTTTTTCCGGTCTCAAACTCGAAGCCGTCTACCGCGGTGATTCGGTCGTCTTGCAGTAGAGCCTCTGTAATGCAACGCTTAATCTCTGGAAGCGCGTACTCTTTCGGCTGGCCGATAAGCTCGACGAGCTCAACGCCGTAGTTCCACGAGTAAATGAGATAGGCGTATCGCTCCGTGCTGAGAATCAGGTAAATAGCCTGCCTCAGCGACTCGAGCTCGTCTACCATGCCGCGAATACGCCTATGCTCAATATCCAGAGCGTAAGTAAGACTCGGTTGAGTCTCGACCTCAAGCGTCAGGAGGTCATTGTCTACTTTCGGTATCATGTAGGCGCCTCCACTCTGTCTATGATAATAAACTTCTGTCCGCCGTCGGTACGGAGAAGCAACACTTGCTCGCCGGCTTTCAGCCCGAGGTGGACCTTGAAGGCCTTCTTGCCCTTATAGGCATGCTTGTGGCTCGCAAATGAAGCGTCTCCGCTTCCGCCCGCGGTGTTTTCGGTCTGATGGTCTACCGTCATATAAACGGTATAGTCCCGGACCGCGTTCGTCAGGATAAGCTGCGCCGCGGTAAGTTCGAGCTTCTGGTCGACCTGCACCTTGAGCGGCGATACGCTCGTCACCTTGCCGAGAACGAAGGCGAAGGGCTTAGCGGCGTTAACCGCCTCGAGCGCGGCGCGCTTTACGTTTTCTAAAAAACCGTTCATATCAAGTGACAAATGTACCACCTCGCAATTTCAGGTCCATCAGGTGCTGCTCTTGCTTAAACTTGTGCGTCACCGACTCGACAAGTAGGTAGCTCTGGACATTGATGTCTCCGAGCCCCAGCTTAACAATAACGGACGAGCCTGCCCGAACTCTCGTATCGCCGAGCGCGTCGGAGATAGAGAGCGAGCGGGTCTTTGTGTTGTAGAGCTTCAAGAGGGCCTCCGCTTTTGCCGCGCCGCTTGCGGAGAGCTCGACGGTATCAGTGTACTGCAGAAGACCCCACTTGTTGATATTCGAGCTGTCTTTCGCAATGAAGATTTCGCGCTTGCCCGAATCCTTGTTCTCAAAGGTAATCTTGATTTGGTTGTAGGTCTGCTTGTCGATGGTGCTCGAGTAGGAGTACTCGCCGATGGTGTCGGCGTCGATAAGCAGATTCAGCTTCATGCTCTCGATGTCCTGCAGCGTCAGCTTGCCGACTTTATCGTAGAGCACATAGAGCTTAGTTTTCGCCCGTAGCGTTTCGTCAAGTGCATTCTGGGCAATGTCAAAGAGCGTAGTATTGTCCTCGGTCCTCGAGCCGATAACGTACCCCGTGTCCTCAAGCGTTCCAACGCTGAGACCGAAGTCCTCGGCTATCATCTTGATAACGTCGCTCGCTTTCTTGTTCGAGTAGACATAGGTGTCCTTGTTCTTGAAGTAGCGGAGCTGGTCATAGGCGGTAACCTCGATAACGTTCGGCGTGCGGCCCGAGCGGCTCTTTGTAAAAACAAAGCCGTAAAACATGTCCGCCCCATCGACGGACAGCTTTACGGCGTCTCCTTCCTGAAAAGACAAGACGGAATCCTTTACCACGGAAAACTTGAGCTTCCCGGGAGAGCCCTTGCGGTCCCACGAAAGGCTGATACCTTCCTCAACGATGGGGTAGAGAATCATGCTGCCGCTCTGAATGATTAAATCTACTTTACTCATGGAATCGTCAACACCTGCCCCGGGTAAATAAGGTTAGGATTTTTTATCTTGCCCTTATTCGCGTTATAGATTTTTGTGTACTGCGCTCCGTTGCCGTAATACTTCTTAGCAATGTTCCAAAGGCAATCACCCTTCTTTACGGTATAGGATTTCGTCGTAGGCTTGCTCGAAGTCTCGCGCTTTTTCTCCTCCTTGATAGTTGGCTTGCTTGCGGCCGCAGCGGGTTTCGTTACTGTGACGGTCTTCGTCGCGTAGTCGATATACTGCTTGAGCGTTACCGAAACGGTCACGTCAGGGCCTTTTGTGGCGTCCTCTGTGATGTTGTAGCTCTCAAGGCTTACTTTCATATTCGTGTCGAACAAAAGTCTCCCAGAGGGCGACACACGGCTCACGATGAAGCGGAACGGAGTCTTGCTTGTCATGTAGTTCTCGAAAATGCTGAGGTAGTAGTCAGGTCTGCGGAAGGTACCCGCAAAAGAATACTGCCCCAGCATAGGGAGAACAACGTCAAAGCTGATTTCGGTCAAGCCGGGAGAGCGCAGGAAGTTTATATCACCCTCATTGACAAGGGTAAGCGTTTTGTTGTTCCCCTTGATTTTGGTCGTCAGCTTCTGCGGCGTAACCGGTAAAAGCAGACTTCCGAAGTAAAAGCTATACATTATTCATGCACCCCCTCAGCAGCGACCTCGAGCGCTTCCGCGAAGCCCTCGGTCAGAGTATTCAGCACGCCGTCAAGGTCCATATCGGAGTCAATGCGGTTAGTCATGCCGGTCATATCGATTTTGACCTCGGCGGTCGTGAAGCGGTTGATTGCTTCCTGCTCCGCAAGGTCTCGCATATATTTCAGGTCCTCAGTCGTTTCCTTCAAGGACGCGGCCGCGCTTCCTGCGCTGTCGTTAATGCCGGCGGTGTCCGCGCCGATACTGTCGAGAGCGGTCTGCTCCGCGGAGCTGTCCGCTGCGGCGTCGGCTTTTGCCTGAGCGTAAGCGGCTTGCAAAGCGTCGACAGAAGAATTAAGCTCAGCTTTCAGAGAGTCGATATGCGCGTCTCTTCCGACCTTCGCGCTCGCAAGCTCGCTCTCATACGCGGCAAGGTCTGCTGCACGAGCGGACTTCGCAGCCTCGTTTTCTGCGGCCGCAGTTGTCGCAAAGGTCACATGCTCAATAGCGTCGATACTCACGCCGGGGATTTTATTCAGCACCCCGATGAACTTGTTGATAATATCGATAGCGCCGTTAATCATGTTCTGGAGAATCGTCAGTACAGAGACTTTCATATCCCCCATGAAGTTCGCGATTGCGACGCCGGCTTTCTGCCAGCAGAGCTTGAGCTTGTCCACGAGGTCAATGACCCAGTAGACGCCGGTGAAGAACGCGAGCTTGACCGCATTCCAGCCGACGATAAGCGCGAGCTTGCAAATCTCCCACGCATTTTTAACGCCGCCGATAGACTGAATCCACCGATACATTGCCGCAACAAGTACGCCGATGATAAGGGCAATCCAGAGAATCGGATTCGAGAGGAGCGAAACAATAAGGGCCTGATTTGCCGCGACCGCCAGCCACTGGGCAGCAGCGTGGACGACCCACGCGACGGCGAGAATGCCGACCGTAGTAGCCAGCCCCACGAGTACCGCGCTGACCATATCTGCGTTCTCCGTGAGGAAGGCGACGATATTATTCAGCCACGAGACGATGGTCGTAAGGACCGGCAGAAGCTGCTCAGCCATAACGCCGGTAAACTCGAGCCAGCTCTCGGAGAGAAGCCGGGTCTGGTTGGCGTAGCTATCCTGCGTGCGGGCAAAGTCGCCTTGCGCATCGGCGGTCGTGCTCATAAGGTAGTTATACCGGAGCATGACCTGCTCAGCCTGAGACATTTCGTTGTAGGCCGTTGTGATACCCTGCGAGAGGGCATAAGCCTCGAGGTTGGCGACCGACATGTTAATGCCGAGCTGCTTCAAGGGCTCTGTCTCGCCGGAGATACCAGAACGGATTTTCTCGAAGGCGGTCTCAAGGTCAAGGTTATAGAACGACGCCATGTCACCGGCGAGGCCGACCATATCTTTCGACATATCTACGATGGCGTCGCCCGCAAGGCCGGAAGACTTGAGCATGGCGCCGATGGTGCCGGCGTACCGCTTTGCGCTTACTTCGTTCATGCCGTAGGCGGCAAGACACTCTTTCGACCACGAGTTGATAGCCTCCGTAGCGCTTCCGAAAGTAACGTCGACGACGTTCTGGACTTCGGCAAGGTCGGAGGCGTAGTCAATTCCGGTCTTGATAGTATCAAGCGCCTTGCGGGCAATCATCACAAGCCCGATGGCTTTCGCGAGTCGGCTGAAGGCGTCGGTCGATTTATTCGTGTGGTCTTCCAACTGGTCCAGCGCGGCGCTCGCTCTGGCAAGCTCCTCACGGGCCTCTTGAATGGAGGCGGTGTCGATAGCCCGTCCGGACGCGTCCTGCATAGCCTCAAAGCTGTTAAGCACGATATTCATCGCCTTATTGATACTCTTGAGCGGGCCGGTCATGCCGTCCGTAAGTACGAGCTGCGACTTGATAAGGGCCATAGGCCTCCTCCTTTCCGGGAGTCGGCACCGAGGCTTGACCCGGCTTTACCTCAGTGCTTTTTCCCGTGTTTTGCTTTGGCCACTTCTTTCTTTTCCTGCTCGACCTTTATATCGATAGCGGCAATAATGAACGCCTGCGTATATGGGTCCATGTCAAGGAATACATTCGGCGGCCACTTGAACTTGTGGAGACAGTAATAGACGTAGTTCGCCTCCGGGTCGTCTCCGAGTATTAGTTTTTTGCTTCTTCCACCATTTCGTCGCCAGACTGGAAGCCGTTGACCTGCAGGACCTTAGTGGAGTAGTCCTCGAACTCGGCGGGAGTCAGCATAGTGGTGATAAGCTGCTCCGCACCCATAACGCCGTAGCTCTGCTGGAGCTCGGCGTCGTTCAGATTCGGGAACACCGTGCAGCGGACGGCCACCTTCGCAAGGTAGGCGTTCGCGTCGAAGTCCTGCGTAAACTGGCCCTTGCGGCCGGGTACCGGGACGGTACGCATGCAGGCCTTTCTCAGACCCGCGTTCTCCGCTGCGGTAATGCAGCAGATTTCCCACGGCATAGCCTCGCCGGTATCGGGGTCGACGAAGCGGTCGGAAGCGATAAAGGTAACGTTGTCGATTTTCTTCGCGTTCTGAGCAAGGAACGCAGTCAGATTCTTAGCCATAGTAAAATACCTCCTGTTTTATATCGGTTTACTGCATGCCGTTCAGCAAGCTAAAGGTCTCGGGCATTTCCCAGTCGTCGAAGGTGCCCTCGAGTTCCTCGTCGAGAGTCTCGGCGTCGGCGTCAAACTTCGCCAGAATACCGCCCTTAGTGAGGCAGTTCTTCAAGATGATAGTCTGACGACCAACGGAAGCGGTCGGGTCTTCATTTGCGACCTGAATATCGAACGTAGGCATAAAGCCAGTACGCTTATACTCGAGGAGCATTTTGCGGAAAACGGACTGGTTGTAGTGGGCGGTGCCGCTCCACGTACCGGACCAGCCGGTCGGCTTGTTGCCCTTGCCGGACTTGCCGAGGATAGGCACCTCAGCTACGGAGATGTCCATTTTGGACTCGAAGGAATAGAGCTGCATAAAGCAGTATCTATTGCCGTCGGCCAGTGTGATATATGCGGAAGCCTGAGAGCCTGCAATCGCGTCAAGCGCGTTCATAATAGACTGAGCCATAATTCAAACCTCCTTACATGATGATAACGCTCATATAGAGCTGAGCCATAGCGTTCACGACATTCAGGTCCTTCACAGTGCAAAGGACGGCCTTCTTCGTGTCACCCTGCTCCACGGTTACGCTGTCGGGGTCGAAGTCCTCGATAGCGCGAATAGACTCAAGGTCCTGATGGAGCTTGCAAATATCGTTCCAGAGAGCGATTCTGCCCGCTGCATCGTTCGGCACGGTGCCGAGGTAGCGCGTGTTGAAGAGGACTGCTGTATCGTTCGCAATCTGGTCGCAGACGCGGATAGTCTGATTCGACTTAAAGACGTCGCCCTTCGTGTCGGAGACAGTAATCAGGGAGTCGATGTCTTCGAGAATGCGAACGTCGCCGTTGACATTGTGGAACATCAAGCGACCGGCCTTAATTGCTGCCTCAAGCTCGGCCTGCGTTCTGTCCACGTCGACAGTGAGCTCGCCGTCATACTTCTTGTTCGTGTTGGACTTGTTCACGGCGCAGCCCGCAGACGCGCCGGTCATCCAGTACACGAGACCGTACTGACCGAGGCCGGAAATGCCGGAATCGTAGTCCGTCGCCTTGCTGCCGATTTCGATAACGCCCTCATAGTCCGCGAGCTTCTCGTTGGAGTCGAGATTGAAGATAACGGTCTGGAACTTCGCGCCGACCTCGTCGCGGAGGCGCTTTGTGTAGTTGATATACAGCTTGATAGTGGTCGAGTCGTCGGACGGGCAGCCGAGAGTATTGAAGCTGTAGCTTTCAAACTTATCGAGCGCCGCCTGATGAGCCGCAGCATTTGCCGTGCCGTTCGTACCACCGGTGAGCGGGGTCTTTACGGTCGCGGCGAGAGTCGCAGTAGTCTTCCACGTTACGAAGTCGTTATCCTTGAGCGCAGTTGCCGCAGCCACGGTCTGCGTATCGAGGAGAGTCGTATCGTAGTAGAGGCTGACGTCGAAGAGACTGGAGTTATCAGCGTTCGCCGCAATAACCACATAGAGCTTGTTGCCGGCAATGCCGGAACACTTCGCCGTGCAGTAAGCGCAAGCGGCCTTAACGCCTCCGCCGTTCAGGCGATAGGCGTAGAGGGTCTGCGTATACTGGAAGAGCTCGCGCAGAGGCAGCAAAGCGTCGTCAGTGTACGCATGACCGAAAATCTTGAGGCTGTTCTTCTGGAAGTCGCCGCTCGTCACGGTAAAGACCGTGCTGTCAGGACCCCAGTCCAGCATAAGAGGCATGGCCGCGTAACCTCTGTCAGAGAGAGTAGCGGACGCCTTAGCCACGCTGGAAAAGTTGATATACGTGCCGGGGAGTACCTTGTTCTGTACTGCCCAGATTCCACCGCCAAGGGCCATATTATTTCACCTTGCCTTTCATAAAGTTTTCAATAGCGGTATCAACCTCTTCGAGGGTGTACCACTTACCGTCCTCCAAAAGCGCGCCCAGAAGGTCACGGCGCTTAGCGTAGCGCTGAGACCTCAAAAGCTGCTCTTTGGAGTGAGTAGGAGCGGCGGGCTTTGCCACCGCAGTAGCTTTCGCCATATCAGTTTCCTCCTTGTTCAATTTTAAGAGCTCCCATCTTGACCTCCTCAGCCGTCTTATATGTGAAGTGGTTATAGGAGACAAGGAAGTGAAGCACTCCGTCCGTCACCTGAAAACTCATATCCGTACCGCGCAGCTTATCGCCGCCGGGCAGGTCAATCACTTCAAGCACTTCGGTGAGGGTATCTGCCACGCCGTAGCAATCCTCGCGCCCGGCTTTCGGAAAGTAGAGAACATCGAAACGAGGAAGACGTTTCTTGCGCTGGGCCGGGTAGTCCGCGACCTCAGCGTTAACCAAAAGCACAATAAAAGCAGGTTGCCGAAGCCCCTGCTTTACTGCGTTTGATTCGATATGACTACCGGGAAAAGCGGACCGCAAGGCCAGCGTGATTCCGTCTAAAATAATGTTTGTACTAATTTCCGCCATTGCAGACCTCCTTCAGCTTTCGGAGCACCATCTTCTCAAGCACAGACGGGGCGATTCGTTTCAGCTTTTCCTCGGAGATAGTCAGCATGTACCGGCCCTTGACCCAGCCGCCGCTTACGGTACGGTGACCGAACTCGACATACGAGGCGTACTCGACCGGATTTATGATTTCGACCATATACGTATTCCCAGACTTTGTTACGGTCAGGGATTGCGCATACTCGCGCCCCGCTTTGCCGTTCTTAGCGCCCCAGCCTCGGCGGAGGGTACCGCCTTTCTTGCCGGAGCCTTTCGGGTACTTGCCGACCGGGGTAGCCGGAATAACGAGAGCCAGAAGCCTTGCGGCGAGCTCTTTACTGCAGGCCACACAGAGGTCGTCTATCTCAGAGTCGCTCAGCTTTTCAAAGCCTTTCGCAAACTCCCTGAACTGAGAGAAGTCGCAGCGTCCCCAGCGGGACATTAGGCGTACTCCTTGAACGGGACGAGCGGTATCTCCTGATGACAGCTATAGACAGCAGGCTCGCCGGACCTCGCATAAGCGGTAGTCCGACCTTCCTGCGTTACGACTATCTTAGAGCCCGCCGGGATTTCTACGGTC